CAAAGCGGAGCAACTTCAGCAGTAAGTGCTGGATTTGAATTAGTATTAGTGGATGATTAAGGTGATACATGTGTATATGATCATCATCATATTATTATTAATTGTAGGAATGGCATGATGGCAAAGAGACCATTAAAATATAGAGGTGCTACCTGTAGTGTTGATTGTTCAGGCACACGAGCAGGATTCAACTATGGTATGGCAGGTGGTAGTAAAGCAAATCCACGAGCAGCAAGTTTTAGCCGTGGTCTTAGAATAGCAAAGAAAGCTCTAAAAGCAAGAGCCAAAAGAAAACGCCGTAGTAGGTGAGATTTCAAATTATAGGAGGGCAAAGCCATGGCTAAACACATGAAAAAGAAGACCAAACGCAGAGGTGGTCGTAAAAAATAGGTTTTATTGATGTTTTTTTGATAAAGGCATAAATAAAATTACAATTTACTCTAAAGGAGGTTACGCTACATGAGCGAAGAAATCATGGACACACCAACGGAGGCTACTGACGCTCCACAACAAAGTCAGGCTAATGAGCAAAAGATGTATTCACAAGAAGACTTTGATCGCCATATGAGTGGCTTACGCAAAAGTCTAACAGACAAATTTGAAAAACAATTTGCTGAACTTGGAGACATCAACGAACTGAAACAGTTGAAAGCCAATGCTGAAAAAGCAAAACAAGAACAGGCTATCAAAGCTGGACAGTTTGAGGATCTAATGAAAGATCTTGCTCAAAAGAAAGACGCTGAAATTGCCAAGAGAGACAACATTATACGAGAATATCGTATTGACGCACCATTGATGAACGCAGCAGCAAAACATAGAAGTGTTAATCCTGATCAGGTGAAAGCACTGCTCAAAGACCAAATATCACTCAGTGATGTTGGTGATGTCGTAGTAAAAGATTCAAACGGTGTAATAAGATACAAGGATGATGGTAGTTTATTTGGCGTGGATGACTTGGTAAGTGATTTCCTCAATGCCAATCCACACTTTAAACAACCAACACCAGCTACAACAGGATCAAAATCCTCAGTATCTCCTAACAATAGCGGCGATTTTTCAATTAGTGATTTGGATATGAGAAATCCAGAACACAGAAAACGCTATGCCAAGGCAAAAGCCAACGGCATAATCTAAAGCCTAACATAGGAGAATACGATGGCTAATAACACAACAATCAACAGTGAATTGTTTACAAAACTGCTCGCAGAAGCACAATTCGCTGCTTATGAAAGTTCAGTTGCCCGCCAGTTGGTGACTGCTTTTGATTATCCAGCAAACGCTGGTAAAGTCCTACAAGTTCCAGTTTACACTGCTGTAACTGCTGCTGGACTTACAGAAGGTAGCGCACCAAGTGCTGCTGACACAAACACAACTTCAGTTGACATCACATTGGGTGAAATTGGAACATACTTCCAGGTCACAGACTTCTTGCGTGATAGCGCAGAGCGTGATGTAATGGCTGAACTTGGCGCACAAGCAGGTCGTGCTATTGCTGAAAAAATGGATTCTGACGTTTTTGCGTTGTTTAATTCATTCTCAAGTTCAGTAGGAACAGAAGACAGTGCTATCACTGTTGACAACATCTTTGAAGCAGTAGCAGCTCTACGTGCTAACAAAGTTGTAGGTCCTCTTGCTTGTGTATTGGGTCCACGTCAAGCACTACAGGTCAAGAAAGAACTGTATAACGCAGGCGGAACAATTGCTTCATCAACAGAAGTAGGCAATGCCACACTTCGTGGATACTACATTGGCAACTTGGCTGGAGCAGCAATATATGAATCAAGTTTGGTTAAATCAGACTTGGATACTGACACTGACACAGAATTGAACATGGTTGGTGCGGTATTTGCTCCTACAGCAATTGGACACGCAATGCGTGGCGGAATTGAGATGGAGACTCAAAGACAAGCAGCCGCAAGAGCTACAGACATCATGATGACAGCTGTAACAGGTCAAGCGATCTTACAAAACTCACATGGTGTGAAAATCGTAGGTTCAGCTTCAGACTAATTGATAGTTTAAGTTTTCCTAAAACATAAAACACAGGAAAGGGCTCAAAATCAGCCCTTTCTTTTTACCCATCATAAATACAGTTGTTACAAAGAAGGACTTTGTAATGTAAATGGAAGGACCATGATATGGCTTATGCTACAATGAGCGATCTGCGTGAAGTAGATCCCACAATTGAAGACTATGGCGTTCTGGATTTTGAAGCAGAACTTGCCAAAAGTGAAATAGAAATTCAAAGACTTTTATCAGTGAGATGGTGGCCACAGTATGCTAAACAGGGTAGACAGGACATCAGATACAGCAACTTGGCATTTCTTATGGATCCAACCAAATTAGATGAAACACAGTGGACACAGGCCACAGTTTATCACGCATTAGCATATCATATCTGTCCTAAACTCACCAAACATGAAGCAGACCCAGATAGATTCCAACAGATGATGGATTACTATGGTGGTCGCTTTGAGCATGAATTTGATCTATGCCTTAGAGAAGGTGTAAGGTATGACGCTAATGATGATAGCGTGTTTCAAGATGTTGAAAAAGTTCCTGACACATTTCTAAGGTTGCGTAGATGACACAGAATTCAAGAGAATTAATAGCAAAAAACATAGCGCAAGTGATTGAGGACATGGATGAGCCAAGGATTGGCAAAGTCACACGCCATCCTTTCAATGTAGAAGAACTTGCCATCACACAATTTCCAGCAGTGTTGATCAACACAGGCGAGGAGATTAGAGATACTGTGAGTATGAGCACTTCAGGATTGCGCACAGGAACCATCAACTATCTCATCAGAGGCTTTGTCAGAGGCGTTGACTTGGATACCATGCGCAATGACTTGATAGAGAGAATAGAAGAAGCCCTGGACGCAGATCGTTATAGAAACTTGGGTGTAACCACAGTTATGAACGGACACATCACCAGCATTGAAGTAATTGAAAGACAGCCGCCATTAGCAGAGTTTGTGATCAATTATGCTGTGGACTATGTGTTCACAAGAGGTAGTGCGTGAGCGTGAGGGCGCAACAACAAGGAGAACCAAATGCCAGTAACATGGATAGGTAATAGAAGAGTAGAGGTTCCAGAGGGTGAAGCACCCAAAGCAGAACCAAAGCCAAAAAAAGTAGAGGAGCCAGCCAAAGCTCCTGAATCAACAGAAGAGGAAGAATAATCATGGCTATTTTAACAGGTAACAACGGTGTAGTCAAGGTAGACAACGGTTTAGGCGCAGCAACAGCTATCGCAGCCGTAAGAAACTTTACAATTGATATCACTTCAGATACAATTGAAACATCAACCATGGCAGTAGATGCCAGAACTTATGTCAAAGGCATGAGCTCATTTTCAGGATCAGCAGATGTATTTTTAGATCCAGCTGATTACCCAACAGACATTTCAGACACAGGCAACATCTTAGGTGTTAACCCAACTCTGGAAGCAGTTGGCACATCACCATACACACTTGAAGTATATTTGGATGGAACCAACAACAAATATTCAGGTGAAATCATCATCACAGGCTTTAGTATCAACTCAAGCATGGATGGTATGGTAGAAGCATCAATGAGTTTCCAAGGCTCAGGTGCTATGACATACGCAGCCACATAAGGGCACACTATGGCACGAGTAGAAGTAAAAGGATTGACTGCTACACTACGTAGGATTGATCGCTTGGTAGAACAGGAAGTTGAAAAACTTGCCCAAGAAACCAAGGAAACTGCTCGTGCCAAAACACCTGTTCGCACAGGAAACGCCAGACGCAATTGGCGTGAGCGCACAGACAAAAGAGGGTTTACAGTAGAAAATAGAGTTCCATATATTGAAAGGCTTGATCAGGGTTCAAGCAAGCAAGCCCCCAGGGGAATAGTGGGACCAACATTAACAGAAATCAAAAGGAGAAGTAGATGAAAAACCCAATAGACAAAATGACTGGACATTTTAGACAAAAGATCGCAGGAGATATGCGTAAAATCACGGTTGAAGAATGGGATCTTGATGTGTATTACAAGACAACCAACACACTCAAAGAAGAAGCTGAATTGGTCAAACTTGCCCAAGAAGGCAAAACTGTTGAAGCATTGGTTGAAACACTGATCACCAAAGCCTACAATCAAGATGGCACTAAAATGTTCAAGAAAGTTGACAAAGTAACTATGATGAACGAAGTTGATCCAGCTGTGTTGATCAGAGTTGTTGGTGAAATGAATGTGGATAGCACAGTAGACTTTGAGGAAGTGGAAAAAAACTAACCAATGATCCAGATCTACAGTTTGCCTATAGGCTTGCCAAAGATTTGGGTCAAACATTAGAAACTGTGTTTGAAATGACCACGCTGGAGTTCACAGGTTGGGCTGCTTTTTACAAATTAGAAGCAGCAGAAACCAAGAAGGCGATGGACAGAGCTAAACGAGGGAGGCCGTAATGGCACAGGACATTTATATACGATTTAAAGGTGATACACGCAACCTCACAAGAAGTGTTAACGCACTTTCAAGCAGTATGCGTGGTTTGGACAGAACCAGCAAACAAGTCCAAAGATCTTTAGGTGGTATTGAAAAAGCAGCATCAGCCAGTGCCAGAAGTTTAGGCTTGGTAAAGACAGCAGCGGTTGCTGTTGTGGCTGCTCTTGCTGTGAACAAAATCAT